GACGATCTGAGCTCGAGAGATGATGTCGCTTGCCAGCATGGCGAGTCCTTACCAGAGGGTTTTCCTGGCCCAGTGGTTTGCACTGAACACATCGTCTTTGGTCGGATTGCCGTTCTTGTCTTTGATCCCAGCAGACCGAGCCAGATAGTTCTTGCGCCGTTCGGCGTCTTTGTGCTGGGTGTAGTCCTCCATGCCGCGAAGGCCGAAGCGCACCAGCTTTACTTCGTCGCCCTTCTTGGCCAACCCCATCTTCTTCTGGGTTGCGCCTTTGGGAGCGTCAACGGGCTTGTTGAAGCCCGGGAATTCGTGACCGCGATAGACGAGCTTGCCGCCCTCACGCTTGATGTTCGATGCTTTCACCGTTGCTCCTTTGCAGCTTAATCACCGCCTTGTCGCCAGCCTTCACCTCGTCTTTGTTGAAGGGCTTGGTCTTCGGAGCCGGGACCGTGTCGGCCTTGGGTTCGTTGGGTTCCCAGTTGCCGCTGTCGATCAGGGCTTGGTCGTACACGGCGGTCTTGCCGGTACGCTTGTTTCGCATCAGCTTCATGCTGTCTCCAAAAAAAGAGCCGCCCCCCGGTGAAGGAGGCGGCTCAATGGCCTAACAGGAGGGGGAGTCAGCCCTCCTGCCGCTACTGCAAGGATCAGCCCTTGACGGCCACCATGTTCACCAGAGCCTCGGGCTTGATGACGTTGTAGCCGTACACGTTCAGACCACGGACGATGTTGCCGAAGGTGGACTGAGCGCGCAGGGTTTCGACGTTGGTCATCTGCGAAGCGAAGGTGATGGCGTCCTTGGTGCCAGCCATCAGGTAGCTGTCGCCGTCGTTGGTCTTCGGCAGGTTGTTGGACACGTAGACCATGAAGCGGTCGATCATGCCCAGCTTGCCGTTACGCAGCGGGGAGACGCTGTCGCCGGTCAGGTAGGCTTGCTTCAGGTCGGAACGCTTGACCATCGAAGCCATCCAGGCGGGGATCACCAGCCAGCGGCCATCTTCGGGCACGTTCTGCTCGTCGAGCACCTGGCCAGCATCCAGGAACAGGTCGAGGATGTTGTCCTTGGTGACGGCGCGGGGAGCAGCGTCGGTACCGAGGTTGATGTTGCCGGAGATGGCACCAGCGGTGGCACCCTTGTTGGCGGTGGCAGCACCAGCCTTCACGCCGTTCAGGACGTCGGCGTCGATGCTGATCTTCATCTGGGTGGTGGCGTCGTTGGTGAAGACGTCCATCAGCTTGATGTCGGTCTGCACGGCGTCCACGTCGTCCAGCACCACGGCGAAGTACTTGCCCTTGTCGATCAGCAGTTCGATGGGGGTGGAATCCGGAACCTGGTTGGTCAGGTTCTGGCCCTTGGTGTAGCTGTTGATCGTGATGGTCGGGATGGTGCGGATGTGAACCTTGTCACCCTGACCCTTGATCTCGCCTTCCCAGTCGGTGTTGGCGATCTCGGCGAAGACCGTGGTCTTGTAGAACTTGACCTGGAGCTTGCCGCTCCAGATTTCGGGGATGAAGTTGCCGCTGTACTGCGTATAGCCGCTTGCTACGGGAAATGCCATTTTGAATACCTCTTGAAATGAAAAACCCGCCGAAGCGGGTCAGTGTTTTGGTTGAAAACCGAGAGGTCAGCGGATGCGACCCTCGATCTGTGCCGCCATGATGTCGGCCTCAATGGCAACCTGGTCTGCGTCACTCACATCGCCACGACGCGCACGCGCATAGAAGTCGGCCACTTCAGCCCGCGTCCAAATCTTCTTGGCCGGAGGCGTGTTGGGTGCCTTGTTCGTCGGTGGTGTCAGTTGCGAATCGAGTGCAGCATTCGAGTTTGCCGCCCACGATGTGGATGTCTTCTTGAACGCGGTGAAGAACTTCGCGGTGCGAGCAGCATCACGCGACTTCTCGGCGTTGGAGAGGAGAACCTGTCGGGTCTGTCCGGTGAGCTCGTCCACCTCGTCCAGCCAAGTCAGGAACTTGGGGTCTTGGTTGACTTGCTCCCAGTCGGGAACCATCGAGGTCAAGGAGGAGAAGAAGTCGGCCTCGACCTTCTGTGTCGTGACGTTGGAGAGCGAGTCGATCTTGGCTTTCAGGGCGTTGATCTCTGCGTCCTTCGCGGCCAGTTCTTCACGGGCAACACGTCGGGCAACGTCGATCAGACCCTCGCCGTACTCTTCGATCTCCTCCGGCTTGACCAGAGGTTCGGGCTTGTTCTTCAGTTGCTCAAGGGCGACCTCGAGCTCCTGAAGTTTGGTCTTCAGTTCCTTGTTCTCCCCGGCGAGCCGAGGAATCTCTGCGTTGTACTTGCCTTGCAGCACCTTGAAGCGGTGTTCGTAGTTCTCGTCCTGTCCGGATGCAGGAGGAGTCTGCGAGTCGTTCGTCGGTGTGGGCGGTACAGGCGGCGGCTCGTTCGACGGCGGAGGATCGCCCTGGGGCGGCTCGTTTGTCGGCGGTGTGCCGTCGTTGTTCGCAGGTGCTTGCTGCTGCTTGAGCAGTTCTTCGTGGAGTCTGTTGGCTTTTTCTTCAGCCTCGAGAACAGCGCGTGGTAGAGACATTGATACTCCGTGAGCCGAGACGGTCGCTTTCGAGCCTCGCGGTGTTCGAGCGATTCGTTCGGTATTCAACGGTGCTGGTTAAAGGGCCAGCCCCTTTTGCGGCAGAGTGCCGCTTAACTCATTGCTGAGTTACCGCGATCTGCGGATGACCTCCGATGCGTCCTTGGCTTTGTCGAGGAAGTCGCCAACAGCCTGTGCTGCACCCTGTTGCCACCGGGACAGAACTTCGTCTTTGGTGTTCACAGAGTCGCGATACAGGTCTTGCAGGGATTCCTCGAGCCAGGACCGGACGGTCTCGAACTGGCTGTTGCCCTCGAGGGACGACAGCGCGTTCAGAACTTGTTGTGACGGCTTCTTCAGCATCAGCGAGCTTTGCTCGAGCCGAGCATTTCGCTCTTGGTCTTGATGGTGCGAGCAGCCGTCTTCTCAGGCTTGCGACCAGCGAAGCTGACGGGAGCCGGGTCAAAGGCGTCTTTGGCCGTGTTCGGCTTGATGCGGACCACCGAAGTCGAAGGATCGGCCTTCGGGCTGATGTCGGCTGCCTTGGGCGCTGACGCAGGCTTGGACTTGGCCGGGGTCGCGACAGGCGTGGTGTCCTTGTCGGTACGCTGGAAGTCGGCAGCGGTCGCCTTGATCGGCTCGGGAGCCTCGACCTTGGCGGGCTCCGGTGCTTCTGCCTTGCTCATGCCCAGGCGCTTGGACTCGGCCATGTCGTTGCTGCCGTCGTCGGCCAGGGCCTTGACGCGCTCGGCGGCACCACGGCCAGCGCCGAACTTGTTGTATGCCTCGCTGCCCTCCTGGTCGATGTTGCCCATCGCCAGGCGCTTGAAGAAGCCGACTTCCTCACCGGCAGACGCCTTCAGGCCAGCGGCCTTGTCCGACGCCTCGGTCACTTCACCGCCGTCGGCGTAGCCGCGCACCATGCCGCCGTTCGCCATTTTCTTCATGGAAGCGGAAACCAGACCGCCCAGGCCATGAGACGGCGTGGCGATCTTCTTGTTCATGGATGCGGTCATGCCCTGCGGGTAGACCTTTTCCGCCATCTGGCAGGGTGCAGCTTCCGCTTTGCCGCCCTTGGCGAAACTCTGGCGCTGCCAGTCCATTCCTGTGGTGTCAGCCATTTCAGCAACCTTTCTTCATGGAGACGCGACCACCGTCAGCCATCTTGGCCTTGGCACCGTACTGCTGGGCGGTCATCTTGCCGGAGGCCAGGGCCTTGCCGGTGGCGGCGAGCTTCTTCGGATTTGACTTCTCGCCTTCCTTCTTCTCCTCGGCCATCTCCTTGCGGACGTACTGCTTGGGAGTGACCTTGCCAGAGCGCACGGCCTTGGCCTCGGCCATCTCTTCGGCCTTGGTGTCCTTGCCGGTGAACGGCTTCACCTTGCCGCCGTCGGCATAGGCGGCGGGGATGATGCCCTTCATGGGCTTCACGACTTTCTTGGCGGCGGCTTTCATGCAATCTCCTGTTGAGGCTGGACGGTGTTCATGGGCGGCGGGCCTTCCGGTGCGCCACCAGCGATAGGAGCGGGTGCAGCGAGTTGCTGCTGGCCCTGCCCCATCTGTGAGTTGATCGCGGCCTGTGCTTGACCGGCCTTGAACTTCATCATGTCGGTGGTGGGGACCAGTTTGTCCGTATCCATCTGGAGACCTTTTGCCATCTCTCGGAGCAGATACGCACGACCTTCTGGACCCACGATTTGCAGGTCGACCGGATTCGCTGTGGCAGCGAGGAATTCGTTGCGTCGGACATTGAGGGCTTCCTTGTGGATAAGGCCCATAGCACCGCGAGCGACGATCTTGAAATCGCCTTTGATGTACGGGTCGGGGTTGTACATCATGTTGTGCGTGTAGAACCGAGTGACCACCATCGTGACCACATGGTCGATGGTGAGCACTGCGGCTTTGATGCCCTTGCTGGCGTTGTCCATCAGCATCGACAGACCGGAGGCGGTGCGGCCTGCGCCGGAGCCACCGGAGGTTGCGCCGTAGACGTAGTTCGGGATGCCGGTGACCTCGTCGGCCTGGCGGGCGAACTGGTTGTAGACGCCCATGAGCTCGGCTGCCTTCATGTCGGGCATGAAGAAGCGGATCGCTGGCTGGCCACCACCGGTCTTGTCCGAGGTGGTCTGCCAGATTTTCCAGGGGTACATCTGGGTGAGCTCTTCACCGTCAGCCAACCTGTCAACCGAAACGTCAACCTGGGGGCCGGAGGCGATGCCCATGTTGTTGGCCAGAGCGCGGGCAGCGGCGTTGCACATCATCTGCACGTCGCGCATGATCTCCGGCAGGGCCGTGCCCCAGAACGCGCCGGGGATGGTGCGCCAGCTTGCGATCTCGTAGGGACGACGGCCCAGCGGATCGGGGTTGATGACGCACTTGATGACGTAGCTGCCGATCTGCCAGGCGTTGACCTCGTAGACCTTCTGCGGATCGACACCCTTCATGCCCCACTGGAGGAGCATGTCACCCATCACCGGACCCCAGAACTCCAGGGCTTCGATCAGGCCGTCCTGGTACAGGCGCGAGTAGTACTTGCCTTCCAGGTTGTCGCGCTGCTGGTCGCCGTATTCGAACAGACGCAGGCCGCTCTTGCCGTAGCGGATCAGGCACTGGTCGATGTCGCCGTCGCTGTACCCGGGCACGCCCTTGAAGGACTCGAGGGTCTTGGCTGACAGACGGTGACGCTGGATCAGGTAGCCGTCGTCCACACCCGAACTGTTGGGGCTCGGGTAGATGTCGTAGGGGCTGACGCGCTCGACGTCACGGGCATAGTCGTTGATGACGATGGGCGTGAAGTTCGGACCCCACTGGAGCTTCGGCTTCTTGCGAACTGTCGGGCCTTTGAGGATCGCCGTCGGGTAGGTCACGAAGTCGTCGATGAAGTCTTCCATCGTCCGCTTGTAACCACCCTCGGTCATCTGATCCTGGATGACCTTGGCCATGCGCTCGGCGGTGCCCTTCGCTTCCTCGCGGATGCGGTTGAGCACCATGTCATGCACTTCCGTCATGCGCTCGCGGAACGCCTCGGGGTGAATCTGCATCCCCTGGGCGACGTACTCCTGCGCTTCCTGACGCACGAAATCGACGATGGACATCTTGATCTCGGGCGGGATCGCGGGCTCCTGCGAAGGAGTCAGGTCGAAGCCACGGTCATCCTGGAACAGAACGTCCTGAATCCAGGATTTCGCGCCGTTGCACTTGACGTCCGTAATCATCATGTAGATGTCGGACCCACCGGTCATCGCGATCTCTTGCGCTTTGTCCGGGTCGTACTCGCCACGGCGCTGACGCTCGGACTGCAACAGACGCTCGGTGATGCGCTGCTTGGCGAACTTGGCTTTGTTCCAGCAGTTGGTGATGTGACCAGAAATACCCGTGGCGATCAGGTCGGAGTTGTCCACCCCTTCGGGCTGTTCGGCGCTGACGTCTGCGGTGACGGGCGCTTGTGCCTGATAAACCTGAGTCATGGGATGTTCCTTACGTCCATGCTTTCGCGGACGCCTTGGTTACTGTTCGTGCTCGCACATTCTTGCCACCTTCGCGGGCCGCGAGGCAGAGGTATTGAAGTGCATCGTGGGGGTGGCTGAACCGGTCTTTCACCGGTCGGTCGCGGTACCGCTCACCGGCCACCTTCAGTCGTTCGTATCGGTACCCTCCGATGAAGCCCTTCCGCAGTTGGCGGCAGTTGGGCGACAGCAGGAAACCTGGTTCGCCACCGGCCAGCTTGTTCAGGAAGAACGCGACCGATTCGCGGCGCGGAATCCAGTCGTTGGTCTCGGCGGGCTCGGAAGCGATGCCGACCTCCAAGAGCTCCTGGTAGCAGGTGCGCTCGTCGATCTGTGATCTGTTGACCCCGGCAGGGTCGCCGCGAGAAATGAATCGTGAGGTGCCGTGGTACTTGTTCATCAGCGTGGGCTTGACCACCTCCGCTGCGAACTGGCGAATGCCCATGTCTTCGGCGATGAGCTCGTCGAGGATGAGCAGTTGGCCCTTGGGTGAAATCTGTCCGATGATGCACGCCGGGGTGAGACCGAAGTCCCAGCCCAGGTAGACCGGCAGCATCGGGTTGAACTCGAGCTCCTGGTCGGCGACGTGAATCTTGTCGTTGTACTCGGGGAAGACGGGCTTGCCGTCGGCGGTCGTGCCGTACTGGCCAAGAACGAAAATCTTGATCCAGTCGTCGGTCTTGCCGCCGATCATCTTCAGGTAGTACTCGTACCCCTGCGGAAGGTTGAAGACATTCTCCGCTTCTGGATTCGGTTCATACCGAACGTCATCGCCCTCTTGAATACGAATGAGGCCACCGGGCTGGTCAAAGAATTCCCATCCGTCAGGGGTGTCCTCTTCAGCAATCTTGTAATACCAGTGATCGTCGTCAGGCGGGTTCGTGTCGAGGATGATGCAGGGGTGGACAGGGCCACCGCCGTGACTCTTAGCCGGGAAGCGACCGACACGTTGGGTGACCATGTCAAACACTTCGCGGGGCACTTCCGACGCTTCATTGATCCACGCTCCTGTCAGTTCGAGGGAGCGCAGCTTCCCGGTCTCGCTGGCCTTATCCAGCGCGATGAAGATCACCTCGAGGTCGAGGCCGTTGCCGTCACCGCAGTCCTTGATCTTCAGGGTGCAGGTGATCGGCGCATCCCACTTGACCGGGGCGATGTCGTCGTTGACCCAGTGCTGCCAGGTCTTGATCGTCGTGGACTTGAGTTCGGGATACGTGTTTCGGATGACAGCCCAGCGAGCCTTGCGCCAGCCGTTGTGCGGAGTCTGTTTCAAGCTGTGCTTGATGATCTCCATGCAGCACGTCGAGGACTTCCCGGAACCCACCGGCCCCTTGATGCCGCGAACGAACGCTTCGGACTTGTGGAACGCGGCGGCGACCTTACCCGGAGGCCGGTACTGAATCTGCTGTGTTGCCATCCGGGGGTGTCTCGCCGATGAGGAAGGTGACCTGCTTCGCATCGACCTCATGCTTTACCGATGCGAGGTTGGGCAGCGTCTTGCCGAGCAGAATCTCAGCGGCCTTGATCTGGGCGGCAGTCATCTTCTCTTTGCCGAGGACGTAGTTCTCGAGACGCTGGGTGATCTTGGACGTGGAAATGTTCTCGCGCACCGCTTCGGCGTGCTCCTCCCGCAGTGCCTGTCGGCGCTTCGAGATGGATTCCTTGGGTTTGCGTGCTGTTGCCATTTCCTGGAGCTCCGGCGAAGCCGGACGCGCAAAAATTTTTTGGAGGTGCCTTACGGGCACCAGTCGGTCGGGGCAGTACGAGGAGACAGACTCACCCCCCGACTGCGGAGGTTCTACCTCACCAACCGCTGGAGGACAC